TGTATTTCACAAGTTTAATTACAAGTGTTATTACAGTGTTCATTAGTGGTATCTTTGAATAGACCATGGATCTTATATCCGAACTCAAAGAGGGTATCGAATGTCCCTTGGCTGAAAAGTCAGAATCAAATAGTGTAGGTGTTGTTGAATTCACCTCGGCTGAAAAGCCAAAGTCAACCATTGATTTAATCAATGAAATTGTGGACGGAGTTATTGAAGACGTTCTGGCTGAAAAGTTAGAAATTTCCAGTGATGTAAATTCCACTGATGCCATTAGTAATGTAAATTCTACTAGTGAAGACTGTAATGTAAATTCTACAGTAGCCGGCAGTGATGTTAATTCCACTGCACAACAACCAAACCCAACAAACAGAAAGGTAGAACAACCAAGACAATTGGATCTTAATGAAGACCCAACAAACAGAAGGTGCCCAGGAAAATTGGATTTGTCAGCAGACCAGACAAACGTTAGAAAATCTGATTTGCTCAGTGACTTGTCAAAGTCTAAAATTATGTGTTATACTAATATGTATCAGTGTCATTGTGGTGCTCATGCTACTTCAGTTAAAGCTATGTTTAATCATAAGATTAATTCTGGCTGTATTGGTAGCATTAAGTGCATTTGTGGCGAAGATGTTATATTATACAAGGCACATAATGCAAAGTGTATTTACTTGCAGAAGTACAAATGTTCTTTTTGTAAGGGAATCACTTTTAAGACTTTGCAGGCGGCTTACAACCACAACAACAGTGTCCACAACAGCAGAAATGCTAGCAAGTCTTGTATAAAGCCAGCTAGAGTTTTGTTTGAGGATGATGTTGATGTGGAAGAATATGCAAAGAAAGAATTGGACAAAGTTTTTAAAGACAGCATGACCTTTGTATGGAAGGCACAAATGGCGACAAAGACAACGACAAGATTTGATCATATGCAAATAGAACAACTTAAGGAAAAATCTCGAAACAACAACCTGAGGAGATGTATTCTTAAGACTTTATTGTTAGAATCAAATTTTGCAGCACATGGTTCCAAGTTTTTCCAAATTGCTAAGATGAATGGAAAGAGGATTCCGTGTTATACAAAACATGGACCAAGGATGTTAGAATTAGCAGTTGGATGTGCAGATGGTGACCTGCTCATAGTCATCAATACACAAGAAGAAGAAGCACCAATGTTATTTGGAAGGTTAAGACCCTTGATGTTGAAGACAGTATTTAGAGCTCAAGCTCTATTTGACATTAATGTCAATCACAAAGTTGAAGACGCAGAAGAAATTGTAAAGCAAATCACAAGTTATCTTGTTAACATGAATTTTGGAGTTAGTATTGTTTCATCAATAGTTACAATGTTTTTACACATTTATTTGTGTGTACAGAAGAACTATAGTATGGATCAGATTTTGGCTCATGCAATGTTATTTTTGATACAGTTTGGTGTAAGTGCAGTTGCTTTTGCAGCTGCTTCAGGAATGATCTCAAAATCCATGAAAGTTATTTGTAACATGTTTGGAAAAACGTTTCAAGCACAGTCTAATGATAATGATCCCATTGTAGCTTTGACAACACTTTTTGCAGTAATTGCAGGATCTGTTATATTTTCGAAGATACCCAAAGGATCAGATATTGATGACATGTGTGTTGCAGCAAAGAAATTTGGAGATGTTGTAAAAGGTTTGACTTTTGCATGGAATGGAATGGAAACTTTAATTCGATTTGTTATGGATAGAGTTATTGTTTTATTTACAGGATATCCTGTTGAGATTCAAGAATTGAGTCAATTATTGGCAGGATTAGAGAAATGGTATGATGATGTACAAGATTTGTTGAAAAATGAAGTACCAGCTGAAATTAAAAGAAGTTCAGTAAAGTGTGATCATGTTGAGGCTTTGTATAAGCAAGGATTAAAGTATGTTAAAGAGATCCAGAAACTTAGAGTACACCCGAAATTGTATAGTGCTTTTGTTACGCACATGGCAGTTCTAACCAAGTTTTATAACTTGGCTTTTGTGTCAGGTGCGAGAAGAAGTGGACCCAGATTAGAACCATTTGTTTTGATGTTAAGTGGAGACAGTGGTAAAGGAAAGTCTGGTGTCTCATGGGCACTTGCAATAGATTTATTGTCTACAAGTGGCTTTAAGGTTATGAAAGAAGATGGTACACCGGATTGGTCATCAGATATATACATGAGAATGATAGAAACAGAATTCTGGGATGGTTATTGTGGACAAACAGTGACAATTTATGATGATTTCGGTCAAATGATTGATACTGCCGCAAGCCCCAATTTGGAGTTTATGGAATTGATTCGAAGTGGAAATTTGGCCCCCTATCCGTTGCATATGGCTGACATTACTGAAAAGAGTAATACATTCTTTACATCAAAGGCTATCTTTTTGACATCTAATTCATTGCCTCATGCAATGGATATCAAATCAATACACTGTAAAGACGCTTTTAAGAGACGAATTGATTTGTGTGTAAGAGTAGATAATATTGACAAGTGGTCTAAACCAGGTAATGATGGAAGAACTATGCTTGATACGAATAAAGTTGAATCAGAGACTGGAGAAGTTTTGAACCTTGCGGTTTATAAATTTCAATTAGTTGATGCTATGACAGGTAGAGAGTATGGCAATTCTATGAGTTATGATGAGTTATCAGAGATGTGTAAAGATATCTATACTGAGAAACACAGAAAGTCACAGAAGTTATTTGATTTTCTTAATGAACATGCTTTGTCTCAAATGAATGATATTGAAGGTTTTATAGATGATGATCTTTTTGATGAAGAAATTTATAAGGCTCAACAAGGTCAGACAAGAATAAGTGTTATTTTGGCTTCAAGAGAAGAAACATTGAAGTTGATAAAAGGATATGGAGTTTTGAATTTTGTGGAACTTTGTTACAGAAGATTTCCAGAATATTTTTCAAGTGAGTGC